TCATCGCCCGCAAACAAACCAAGCACAGATCCTACGGCGCCATTGTCGCCGGTTTCGACCCGTCAAGGGACGGTGAAGACCGGGACGCATTCATATACCGCCAGGGATTAAACGCCTTCGGGCTGGAATATTCCGACATGAAGGGATTTCCCGAAAAGGTTGCCTACTGCATAAGAAAACTCAAGGCCGCCCCCCACATCGACATGCTGTTTATCGACTACGGCGGCGGCGGGTGGGAAATCGCGGGGATGCTGCGCGAAGCCGGATTCGATGAGCGTATCCGGGTGATCAACTTCGGGGCCGCGGCGGACTTTTCGGACGGATATTTCAACAAGCGGGCCGAAATGTACGGGGAGATGAAAAACTGGTTTACCGACAAACAGGAAATTCCAAGCATTCCAGACGATGACGCCCTTCATGCCGATATTGTGGCCCCGTCCTTTACTTACGATATCCGATCAAGGGTCAAGCTGGAAAGAAAAGCCGAAATAAAAAAGCGCGGCCTTAAAAGCCCGGACGGGGCAGACGCCCTGGCATTGACCTTCGCGTTCCCCATTGCCCGCGATCATGTACAGGCGGGCCAAACGCATACAACCATTAACAGTTATGATCTATTCGGAGATTTATAGCATGTGCCTATCGTCCCCCAAAATTGAAGCCCCTGAAGCCCCCAAGATCGAAAAATCAATCGAAGAGAGAAAAAGCCGCGTGAGAAATCAGGAAGATGAGCGGCGGCGGGCGGCCATGGCCGGGATTCAGTCAACGATTTTAACCGGGCCGGCGGCGACGGCGGCGCCCACGAAAATGGGGCAGTGATGGAAAGCAAAACCGATGTAAAAGCCTATCTGCGCCGCCTGGCGGACCTTGAACGCCGTTATCAGTCGTGGCGCCCGCACTATGAAGAAATCAACGAATTTCTTTGCCCCCGCAAAAGTCAATTCCTGAGTACCGAAGCATCGCAGAACGACGGCGCAAAACTGCATAATTCAATCATCGATTCAACCGGCGGAAGGGCCTTGCGTATCCTGGCCGCCGGAATGCAGAGCGGGCTCACCTCCCCGGCGCGTCCCTGGTTCAAGTTGGGCATCCCCGATAAGCAATTGCAGGACCGTTGGCAGGTCAAAAACTGGTTGGAAGAAGTAAGGAAGATGATGCTTCACATCTTTCAGCGGTCCAACTTCTACAACGTCACCCATTCCCTTTACAAAGACCTGGCCGCCTTCGGCACGGCGGCCATGAGCATCGATGCGGATTACGACAGCGTTATTCGGTGTTACGGGTTTACCATCGGGGAGTATTATCTCGCCATCGGGCCGACTTATCGCGTGGATTCCATCTATCGCAACTACTGGCTGCCGGTCAGAAACGTGGTGGAGGCTTACGGCGAAGATAACGTAAGCGTCAGCACAAAAAATATGTACAACAACGGCAACGGCGATATTTATATCCGCCTGGTGCATGTGATCGAGCCCAACCCGGAGGCAAAGCCGTGGCTGATTGAGGCCAGGAACAAGCCTTACCGAAGCGTGGTGTTCGAGTACGCCAGTCACGGCGGAAAGTTCTTGTCCGAATCCGGTTACGACAGTTTTCCTGTAATGGCCCCGCGGTGGGAGGTCACCGGAAACGAAGTTTATGGCAGGTCCCCCGGCATGGAAACCCTCGGCGACATCAAAATGCTCCAGAAAATGCAGAAGAAAAGCCTCATCGCCCTGGACAAGATGGTTGATCCGCCCATGAACGCGCCCTTGACCTTAAAGGGCAAAAGCGTTTTGACGATCCCCGGCGGGGTGAACTACATCGACACCATGGGCGGGTCCGGCGCCACATTCACGCCGGCCTATCAGGTCGCCCTGGATTTTTCGAATCTTGAATACAAAATCGAACGGGTACAAGCCGCGATCCGCGAAGGGCTGTTTTCCGACCTTTTTCTGATGCTGTCCCAATCCCCAAAGAACATGACCGCCACCGAAGTGATGGAACGCCACGAAGAAAAACTTCTTATGCTCGGCCCGGTCATCGAACGCATACAGCCCGAACTGTTGGACCTTGCCATTGACAGAACCTTTCAGATCATGCTGGACGCCTGGCCGCCGCTGATCCCACCGGCCCCGAAGGAAATGCAGGGCATGGAGTTGGAAGTTGAATATATCAGCCTGTTAGCCCAAGCGCAAAAAATGGTGGGCATTACCGCAATAGAGCAGACCGCCGCATTTGTGGGCAATCTGGCCACGGTCAAACCGGAAGTTCTTGATAAGTTCGATCAGGATGAAGCCGTGGATATTTACGCCGATATGGTGGGGGTGCCGCCGAAACTCATCGTCCCCGACGAAGATGTACAGGCCATGCGGCAGGAACGGGCGCAGCAGATTCAACAGCAGCAAATGATGGAACAAGGCACCCAATTGGCGCAGGGAGCCAAAACCCTTTCAGAAACCGACACGGGCGGCAACAACGCCTTGACCGCCCTGATGGGCGGGTTCGCCCCCAACATGGGCGCCGCCGCCCCAAGACAATAAACCCGACAAAGGAAAAGATATGCAGGAAGAAAAAGAACTGACAATGGAAGAAGAAGAGAAGCGCCGCGCAGATTTGGAAAAAGCCGCGCAGCTTGCAAGATTGCAGGAACTTGAAGACGTGCGCTACATCGCCGGAAGCGATGCCGGCATCCGATTTTTTAAGCGCATGGTTAAAATCAGCGGGATATTTTCCAGCAGTTTCAGAGCAGACGATACGGCCATCGAATTCAGGGAGGGGATGCGGAACATGGGGCTGCTTATCATGGGCGATCTGGCCATGGCCGCCCCGGACAAAATGGCGGTTGTATTCAGCCGGGATCAAGGTGGTGAAAAATGAGCGATCCCGCAACGGCGGCAGCCGCACCCAACACCGACCCGGCGCCTTCGGATACCCCCCCGGCGGGCGAGGACGCTTCAACAAGTTATTCCACCCTGAATCCGCCCCCGGCGGAAGGCGACCCGCCCGCCGATAACAACGCGCCCGACACCGGCGAGCCCCCGCAGGGCGCCCCGGAGAATTACGAAGCATTCAACCTGCCTGAAGGCATAGAAATAAGTGAAGAAAACTTAAACAAATTCGTACCGTTAGCCAAAGAATTGAACTTATCGCAGGAGCAAGCGCAAAAGCTGATCGATCTTCAATCCGAAATTAATCAGCAGGCAACCGCGATGCTCAAGGACGCGCAAGTCAAAGCCATGGCGGATCAACGGGCCGAATGGGTACAGCAGATGCAAACCGACAAGGAATTCGGCGGGCCGGACCTTCAAAAAAATTTGGGCCTGGCCAACAAAGCCCTGGCGCGGTTTGCGGGCATTGAGATGAGGCAGCTTCTCCATGACTCCGGTCTGTCCGACCACCCGGAGATGGTAAGGACTTTTTTCAAAATCGGCAAATTAATGGAAGAAGATTCCTTTAAAGACGGTGAAGCACGGTCGGCCCCAGTATCTTTGGCAAAAAAACTTTATCCTGATTTGGCATAATAGGAGAAAATAACCATGGCAACCATTGGAAACACAAATATAACTATCAGCGAGCAAGCCAAGCGGCTTGACCCGGACGGGAAAATCGCGGGGATAGTTGAAGTCCTCACAAAACAAAACGAAGTCCTTACCGAAGCTATATTCGTGGAAGGCAACCTGCCCACCGGACACCGCACCACCATGCGCGGCGGACTTCCCACCGTGGCATGGCGGCAATTAAACGTCGGTGTTCCGACAAGTAAATCCGTCACCTATCAGGTCACCGACACTTGCGGAATGCTGGAAGGCTACAGCGAAGTGGATAAGTCCATCGCGGACCTGAACGGCAACACCGCTCAATTCAGAATGAGTGAAGACACGCCGTTTCTTGAGGCCATGAATCAGACCGTGGCCACCACTATTTTTTACGGCGACACCGAAGCATACCCGGAAAGATTTTTGGGCCTGTCCCCCCGATATTCCAGCCTGTCCGCGGCAAGCGGCGCCAACATTCTGGATGCCGGCGGAACGGGGGCGGACAACACATCCATGTGGCTTGTGACGTGGGGCGAAAATACCTGCCATATGATTTTTCCAAAAGGGTCCAAGGTCGGACTCCAACACAACGACAAGGGCCAGGTCACCCTACAGGATTCAAACGGCAACAATTACGAAGGCTACCGGACCCATTACAAATGGGACCTTGGCATGAGCGTAAGGGATTGGCGCTATTGCGTGAGGGTGGCCAATATCGATGTGTCCGACCTGGCCACCTTCGGGGCCGGCACCGACAACAGCGCCGCCCTTATCCGGCTGCTGATCCAGGCAAAAAACCTGCTTCCCACCATGGGCATGGGAAAAATGTCGATTTATTGCAACCGAACCGTAAAAACGTGGTTGGACATCATGATTTCTGAAAAGGCCAACGTGAATCTTACCTTGCAGGATTACGGCGGGCAGCCTACCACCATGTTTCAGGGCATCCCGATCCGGCAATGCGACGCCATTTTGAACACCGAAGCCCAAATCACCTAAACCGAATTTGCCGCCGCCGGCATAAGGCTTACCGGCGCACGGGTGTCGGGCCTTGTGCGGCCCTTATGCCGGCGGACGGCTATATCATCATAGGAGTTTACCGCCATGTTTATCGACGCAGAAAATCTATACAGCGACGACCAGGCGATTACCGCCACCGCTGTATCCACCAACGTGATTGACCACACCGTCGCCGGCTTAGGCCCCGGTGAGCCGGTGGAAATTCTTGTGCAGGTCACCGAAGCCTTTGACGCCGGGACCCTTCAGGTTGTTTTGCAAACGGATTCGGACGAAGCCTTCGGGACCGCCGTTAATCTGGTGACGACCAACGCCGTTACCACGGCAGCCGTGGGTTATCAGTTTGCACTGTCAACCCTGCCGCAGCACATCGACGTGTATACCCGCCTCAACTTTGTTGTGACAGGTACCCCCACCACCGGCACGGTAAAGGCGGGATTGATCAAGGATCGGCAGACCAACGGTTAGCACAACGCAATAATAAACTGCGTGAAATAACGCAATAAATCACTGCGTGGCACACGCAATACGTCACGCAGTGAAATAACGCAGTTACGGGGGACCTATGACCGAAACCGAGATTTGCCGCCTGGCATTGGACCACATCGGGGCCACCAGCATTGCGGAATTGAGCGAAACAAGCAAAGAGGCGCAGCTTTGCCGGCGCCTTTACGCTCCATGCCGCGATCAGGTTTTGCGCGACCACGCTTGGAATTTCGCCTTGACCCACGCCCGCCTGGCGTCGGTCGCCATCGATGACGCCGACCTTTACCGCTTCGCCTACGCTTATGTTTATCCCGCCGATTGCCTCCGGGCCATAGAAATCGACCGGGGCGGGCTGGACATCGACCCGATAGAGTTTCGGATATTGCGAATGAATGCCTATCAGGGGCGGGTGGTTTTGACGGATCAGGAAAACGCGATTCTGATTTACATCGCGCAGGTCACGCAGACCGGGCAGTTCGACCCCATGTTTGCCATGGCTTTAAGTTACCGCCTGGCCGCGGAACTGGCGATGCCCCTTACGGGCAAAGAAAGTATCGTCCAGGGCATGACACAGATGTACCAGCAGCAAATCAACACCGCGGGGCGGGCCGATGCGGAAGAAGGGCATACGCGGGCGCAAAACCGCTTCACGACATTTTTGGACGCCCGGTGAAATTTCACCCACAAAAAAGTTAAGGGTTTGAAATGTATGCAATAAAGCAATCATTTAGTGCTGGTGAAATTTCACCGAAACTTTACGGGCGGGTGGACTTGAACCAGTACCAGACCGGACTTAAGACCTGCCAGAATTTCATGGTGGAAAAGCAGGGATCGATTTCCAACCGCCCCGGCACCGAATTTTTACATGATTTCGGCCTGTATCCCTACCAGTACGACACGTTCCGCCTGGTCCCGTTTAATTTCAGCACCACCGAAACATACGTCCTTGTGTTTAGCAACACGCTTGAAATATTCATCTTTAAAGACGGCGAAATTATCACTTCCGGCGGGTTTCCGGTCGTGATCGAAACCCCCTACAACGTTCCGCCGAGTGAGCTTGACTTCGCGCAGTCGGGGGACATGCTGTTTGTGGTGCATCAGAATTTTCCGCCCTATCGCCTTCTTCGGTATTCAGATACCAGTTGGGTTTTCGAAGAAATCCCGCTTACTGACGGGCCGTATTCCACGCCATTGGCGGGAGACACCAATATATCCATGCCCCCCGGCGCCGCGGGGGCCGAGACCACCCTTACTGCGTCCGATGATGTGTTTCCTCAGCATATGGTGGGAACATTTCTTCGTCTCGGATACGAAGATCC